TAGATTGCTGTCCCACGTGTAGGTAGTTCAACCCGTTCGCTGAAAAAGACTCCATTCCCCGCGCTCGCTCAGGGACAGTATTAGTGACTGACTGATATCCTCCCATCTTACGAGGTCGTCCCCGTTGGAACCGACACCACTGTCCATCGATGTAGCTCTCCCCTTCCAGAGAGGTTCCATCACGCTTGATACCGGGAAGCGATTGTATTTTGATTGGTTGAGTCATGATAGCATCAACTAAGTCTCGTCAGAACCATGTTGCTAGGAACACCGACCGTTAGATTAACTGCGCTAGAAAGTTGTTGTGCCCATGTGAATCCAAATGTTCCACCCGTAGTAGCGAATACAACCCCGTTTCCCCATAGGTGACGTACTCCTCCATCTAGATTAGTATCAGCAACCTGCTCTGCGAAGAAATTAGTCAAAGTTATGGGGATACTCCCAGAATTACTAAGCCCGGCAGTCCACTGATACTGGTAAAACGATTGTCCAATCCCAGTTGTTCCGCCGCTAAAATTGAATCTAATCCCCCCCGGACCAGACGCCGCAGCACTATATCTTATATAGAATTCAAACCGATAACGGGCACCAAGTATCAGATTGAAGAATAGAGTATTTGACAAAGTTGGCACAATGTCGTTAGTCTTTACCTCGTTCGCAAGTTGAACTGCAGTTTGGGGAATAGACTGCGGTATGAGCGAAGTTAGGGGAGCTTTCCTCATCTCTACTGCACTGTCATCATAGAATGGGAATGTATCTGCAAGCAGGTCAATTGAGAGCTCAGTGGTAAGATTGTCCGTATCTAAAACTAAACTGCGATCAGCGGACAAGTCCCCTCCCCCGGTCAGACCAGAGAGAGCATTTGTGTTTAGCAGCCGAGTAGCTGCCACTCCCCCCAGGTTAGCTAAAGCAATTGCGGCAGTGATAGCGCTTGTACCGCCCTGTGCAATGTTGATAGGAAATCCCACCGTAGCGGACTCAGCTTGGAGAACCTCATTTCCATCACAGTAGGTTATATTGCGGTCACCTTGTTGAACCTCAATCGGGGTGACTTGACCCACGGTGTTCACGAACAAAGAAAAAGCTCCGGTGGTCGAGTTGTCGACCCAATACTGCTGAACAGAGGAAGGAACAACGATATTCCTATTGCCGGTGAGAGCACCAATAAAACGATAGGAAATCCGATTCAACTGTGCACCGGAGAGAGTAAAGTCACCCGAGCCGGCGACATTTATTTCGATAAAATCAAAAACTCCACTAGTCGATTGACCCAACCCGACTGTAAAGAAATCAGCACCGTCGGTAATAACGATAGCCGACTCTCCCGGACTTAAGCCCAGAGTGGCTAGAGTATCAATCAATCCCGCTGGGGGAGTCAGTGTAAGATCTCCAGAGCCTCCATTCCGAATCATAGAAAACCAGTCTGATCCAACGGTAGCGGGAGCGGGTAGATTCAAGACCCCGACTCCTCCCGTCCAAACAGTGAGCTGAGCTCGGTCTGAATCAACCCAGCTGATGGGAGTAACAGCTGTTGAAGTTGGAGCGATGCGCTGGTTCAAAGTCGTTGCAATTGCTTTCAGCCCTGCTCCCGCGAGCGCAGAGGCGTTTGCTACCGAGACAGAAGCGCCTAATTGAAAGATTCTCCACGATCCTGCAAGCGTGCTATTATCGGCGATGTACGCAACCCAAGCTTCGCCGACTCCGATAGAAAGAATAGTACCGCCCGCTGCATCCCGAATAGTAACAGTGTTAGCACCAACGTTGTTGAACACGGATTGGATTCCGTTAGACACTTGTCGAGCATCAGGGATATCCACGTTGAGTCCCGCTGCCGTAGCATTCAAATCCATAATGCTAGCAACTACGTTACCTGCGACCTGCTGCTCAATCGGCCATTGCAGCTGTTGGTCAGTGGAGAAGGTGAGTCCCAAGTAACTCTGTCCTGACGGGTAGATAACATTGCCGCCGAATACTTCAGTGAATGACATGACTTAAGCCTCCTGTCTCGTGCTTGTTCTGTCAATAATTTTTTGGAGATCTTCGCCGTTAAGTTTCTGAAGATCTTCTGTATAGTTCTGTTGCCATACCGGAATTCGCTCGTCATTTTTCAGGAAACGAGTAGACTGCAACAGGCACCCATGTAAGAGCGCGTTAGGAGCGTGATCAGTTAACCAATTCGTTTGATTTGCCATATCCAACAAGGGAGGCAGTTCATAATAAAGCACCTCATAGGGGTAAATCATATCCGGGGTTGGAGCAAACAGCCAGTTATCATAATCGTAATCCGCGTAGAACTCCGGTTGGTCTCGTACTGTAGAGTCAGGGTGGAACTGGCGCAAATACTCATATGAGCGAGGGAAAAGAAAAGTCCGTTGATTGCTCGAGGCTCCGATTCCGAAGTTGATGCTGATAGTATCGCGCCAGCGATCAGGCTTTGCGTACACCGACGTACCCGCAGCCATCACGCTAGTGACAACGTTGATGAATCCTTGAATTTTCAGAGAACGCGCGATATCCCGCTCAGCTAAGTTGATCAGTCGAGGTAACTGATTAAAAACTGTCTCGTCCACCGCAGTACCTCTCTCCAAGTACTCTCGGAGATCTTCCTGCAAAGAAGTAAACGTCATCGCGGTTGGCATTAGCTTATTCCTCTGAAGTCAGCTCTTCTAAACGGAGGACCTGCTCAGCCGTCCGGTCTTCTTCGGCGATAGCCTCGAGAGCGGCGACTTCCTCAGCAATGGCTTGACGAGTCGCTTCGGCCTCTTCATCCGCCGCGGTTTCTATCTCAGATAGGATCCTTGTCTTCTCAGCTTGATAGCCTTCGTGCGTTATGTTTCGCCGGTCATTAAGGAACCCGCGTTCTTCTCGAGTCGGGCCGCGACCTTCGTCAGCCATCGCCCGGACGACCGAGGTGAACGCCCTCAATTCTTCGATAGCCTCATCACCTTCCGCGAGAATGTCGGCGAAGATCGTCAGCAGTCCAGACGTCTCTTGAAAGTTCTGAGAACTTCCTCCACCTAGAAGAGGATTGTTGATCACGACAGCTAAGCTTCGTGCAGCAAGCATTGCTAGTTCTAAAAATCCCATCACTGTGCTCCTATTACGTTAGTTTTAAAGCTCTGAACAAGCGGACCTGCTTGATTAAGCCAGTTGTTGAGTTCCGTCAGTGCAATTGCTACCTGCTCTGACGTAGACTCACCCCTGGATAAGTCAGCCTTAACTTGCTCTACCAGATCGAGAGCTTTGTCAAGTTCATCGACTATAGGGGTGAGTCGTTCCTCCGCAGCTATCAACCTCAAAGACACGCTATTAGGCAAGTTGCCTCGCTGAATCAGCTCTAGCCCCTTTTCTTGGTAGATACCATAGGTACCTGATATGGCGTATGCCTGCAGTTCGATTGAGTTCGCGGCTGCTACAGGATTAGTCCCCTGGCAAGCCTGTAGAGCAAAAGCAACAAACAATAACAATTGCAACTGAAGAAAGCTCTTCTTAGTAATCATACCGAACCTCCCCCGTCGCCTGATCCAGTGACCTTATTCACCAGACGTCGGGTGGTGATTGCTTGATAGTCCTTCAGAAATGCAATAGCCGCACCGCCAAGCAGAGAAACCCAAGTTGCCGTCGTTAATTGTGCAAACGTCAGATCGGGGTTGTTAGTAAACAGCGTGACGACACTGCTGCCGAAAAGAATCAACGCCGCAATTAGCGCTCCTACAAGTGTGTTCATTTTTCTTCTCCTAAGATGTACCGTTTCCAGTTCTTTATGAACTCTTCTTCGGTTCCGGCCCCAAGGGGCGTGTTGTAGTACTTCTTCCAATAGTGAGCGTACCCCTCAATATCTCCATACTCGGGGAGGGGGCTACGAATTCGGCGATAATGGACTCTGCACATCATCGCTGAGTACCTGAGATCCCAAACTAGACGAGAATGATGCGGTCTTCCACCATCAATCCCAACCGACTCCAAGATCTTCTTACTGAGCTCCTCTCGATACTCAAGATAGTTTGTCCAGTAATCTGCGTGTGTGTCGGGTTCTATCTGGAACAGTGAGAGCGCAGGTCCGCCGCCGAGTTGCTTCACAAACCGGAGGTGAGACTCTTGCGCTGCCGTACCCATCACCAGATCTTCCGCGGCTTCCGAGTACATCCCAATGCACTTCAGAGCTGGGTGAACGATATGTGTTCTGAGTTGGTAGGCGTCCACTACTCTGACTTCCCCTGGAGAGCGTCCTTGGCTTCTTCCAAAGCGCTCAGTTGTATTTCCAACTCTGCAAGGTACAAGGCATCGCCAGCCGTCCAATCTTCGTCACGCTGTTCACGGAATTTCAACGCAGCTCTGTCCTTCCTAGTTGCATTGATGTCTCTCTGTAAAAGGGCGACGAAAGCCTTGCTTATGGGCTCCACCTCACTTGAGACCAACTCTTTGATGTCCTCCGCTAAGGCTTCGACAAGGATAGGCTGTCCTATAAACCAGAAGATAGGAATCAAAGTGGCATAAGTCACCATCTGATTGATACCTATCCGTATCCCGCGTTCTTTAGCTGTTGCCATTTCTTAGTCCCCGTCGTTAGTCGGAATCTTATCCGATCCTGACCCCTTGTAGGAGACTTTCTCGGGATGTCCGAGAACTACTCGTCCCTGCACAATCGCGTTCAGGACGGCGTTCAGCAGTTGGATATCTCCACTAATCGCCATCGGCCCCGGAACATTCACAGCTCCAGGAGTACTTAAAAGAGCCAATCCTGCATTTGCAGCGCGAACTACTTGATCTGGACCTATCTGTACTTCATTCATTTCCATTCTCTCTAGTTTAGACGACTTAACACCATATATGAACCAGCCAGTCGGCGAACAGCGTTTGCACTGCTGGACGACTGTGCGAATCTGAACCGGAAATCCCCCGACGCAGCTACACTTAAAACTCCCGTGATATGAATTCCTCGAATTGTTGTGTTGGCGTTCAGTGAGATCTCTACAGCCGACCCCAGAGGGTGAACACCACTATCCCCAACCCCAATGTTTACGGTAGTAGCCGGGACGACCGAAATAAAAGTACCGCTCCCGACTCCAGTAGTCATGTCCAATTCATAGCCGATCCCCTGACCGCTGGCGGTTAACTCACTATATATAATAAGCGCCTCAACTCGATATCGACCGACCGGAAGCCCCAAGAAGAATAGAGCATTGTCATTTTGCAACACCGTACTGCTATCAACGTCTTCGTCAACTGTAGCTACGACAGAAGATAAGTCAGAGGTCGTCAACACGCGCTCAAAACCCCCTCCAGTTGCAGTGTTGTTGACCCGAAAACCACCATTTGCGGACGTAGCAGTAACAGCCATTCGAATACCATTATGGTATAAATCTACAGCACCATTGGCGAACATATTTATCCAAATATCTTGAAGTGTTCCTGAATCACTCGTCTGACGTAATGTCAATCCGTTACCAGCAAACGAATCAAATAAGAGAACTCCTCCAAAATTGCCTGTAGTAGTAGACGTCAGATAGTACCCACAATCACCTCCCCCGTCCGTTTCGTCGAGTCGCATCGACGCTTGACTGGCGGCGAGAGTTAGGCGATTGTTACCCCCGTTGTAAGTTAGTTCACTTTCGCCCTCTATGGTTGTCCCATTGACCCACACTGCGAGCTGATTGTTTGAAGGTGTGCCAGAAATCTGTACTCCACCTCCGGGAGGGACGGAGTAGTTACCTGTCTCATCCAAGAAGTTAGTCGCTACGCCAGCATCAGATAGAGTGACGCCATTCACGGAGATTCCTACAAGCGCGGCATCTAAGTTGATGAGGGGGTTGACCGGATCTGTTGCATCGACAGTAATGTTGACACCGCCGACGACCACATTAACTTGTCCTCCCCCTCCCCCACCCGCCGGAACAGAGTAATTACCAGTCTCGTCAAGGTAATTTGCGGCAGCCCCCGCATCTGACAGCGTGACGCCATTTACAGAGATGCCAACCAAAGCCACATCTAAGTTTACGACCGGGTTGACAGGATCAGTGGCGTCTACACTTACATTCGCTCCGCCGACAACAGAGTCAACTTGACCTCCCAATCCCATCGCACTGATCGTCAGAGGTCCACCGGCCCCTCCGTCCACAAAGCTGATACCAACCCCAGCCATCAAGATTCGTTCATTCGGTAAACTGGGACTAGCTGTAAGAGTCAAGAAAGTAGCACTCAGCGCGGGTAAAGCTGATACAAGATCGTCAACAGTTGAGTTCCGACTGAATCCCCCCTGAGTTAGCTCAAGGAGTTCAGCTCCGCTAAGAGGCAAACTTGCCGGGGGAAGGTCAGAAATTCTTACATTAGGCATCTTTACTATCCTATTTGTTCACGAGGTCCACATTCCCTTGGAATGCATCCTGCATGATCCTAATTCGGCCATCTTCAGTGATTCGGGGATTCACAGAGTTGATCGCCACAATAACTCCAAATAAACCGAAAGAAGGCGAAACCGCACCAACCTGCAAATCATCAATCGGAACGTCCGGGCGCACAAATCGCAGAGTAATGTTCTCGGTTTTCCTAGCCGGAAGTCGATATGGGTCATATTCATCAATATCATCGATGCATACCTTGAGTCCGGGAGTGTTGGGGTCCGAATAAAGTTCAGTTAGAGAGAATTTCCGACTACAGCGGTCACAGATTCCGATCCCGTAGTTGCTTTTTCCAGTTGTGTCGAGGAAAGTCGGCATAGTTATCTCGTGTACGGACTGATATTGACTCTGAAGTAGGCATCTGAGCCATCGCCCTCTCCATCCCAGACCCTTTTGAGCTCCCAAGCGGCATCTTGGTCAATTACAGGGATGAGAGCCTTGTCCGCCTCTTTGATTTCCCTCACCAAATGCTTCGCCAGCTGTAAAACAATAGCCAGATACCACCTCTGAGGGAACTCAAGCTCTTGTTGCATGGTACCCACGTCTTGAATCTGTCGGTGAAGGAATCCAGTGATCTGAGAAAAGGTGAATTGAACGTCCGGGTTAGGCCAGATGACCAACTCAGGTTGTTGCCTTCTCTTGTCAAACCAGAATTGAGTGGGGCGACCCGTTCTTGTCTTGTTCGGGAGGTTATTGTAGTCAGTTCGATTAAGCTGATAGAAAGGAATTTCTTGAGGGAGATTCTGAAATACCAACTCTCGAACATCCAAGACCGTAAGTCCGTTAGCTTGTAGTCGCCAGAAGGTATGATTCGTGACTCCTTCAACATCGAACCACTGCCATTCACCGTTAACAACCGGCAAAGCGGGTCGAGTAAAGATATCTGTGAAGTTTACTCCGTCATCAGAGAATTGAAGGGTGATGTCCCATGTACCGGTCACATTAGGCAAGATCCCATAGATCGGAACGGTGTTAGCAGAGGGGAGTTGCATCTGAATAAACCCCCCCGCGGTCACTTGAGTGCAGGCAGTATCGATGTTTGAATCAAATGCAAAGTCAGCATTCCCCTCGCTAGACAGGTTAGATCCACCCAGCCGCTGGTTTGTACGGAGGTTCACGTCAAAAACATCAATTGTCCCCGCGGGAGTAGGAACTCGAGCCGTGCGAAAGTATATAGGCAGCAGGATCCTCTCGATGGTCCATAGAGGAATTCCCCGATTACCCAAGGCTGACATCTCCAAGAATAACAAGTCCAAAGCCGTAACAAGATGCTCTGAAGTAACCTGCTGAGGGATCATTCCACAGCGACGAAAGGCGTGGTCAATCACCTTCCTCGTCTGGAAGACCGTTGTTGCAACTGTTCCGCTAGTAGTCAAGAGTTTCTCCTACTCGCCTATCATCGGCTCCGAGTTATAACCGCCTTTCTTCATTCTACCCCCCCTCATTTTGACTCTCGGCGAAATTCCCTCTTTTGAAGCGGCGAGTCCTCCCTCCATGTACTTCTTGTATCCCTTCATTGAACCTCCATGTTTCTTCCGATAAGCCCCTTTGCTCATCATAGCTTTCCCGCCTTTCTTATACCCAGGCTTCAGCTTAGGGGTACCACCCGCCTCTTTATCTTGCTCCGTCGTTCCTTCATTAGCCGGCTGAACACCAGAGTCCATGGAGTTCTGCTTCTTTGTCTTCTGAAGAAACTGGGAGCTCGTGTTCGACTGAGCGACATGTCCACCGTGCTTGAATCCCAAGCGACTCCCATGCGATATCTGATCGCCAAGAAGCTCGCTCATTTTTTTGAAACCTTCCATTTCGTTCTCCCTCAATAGCCAAACGCAGTGTTATACTGCGGATATCGTCGGTAGATCAAATCCCCCAACTCTGGGGTCAAATAATTCTTCCATTCATTTCTATCTGTCTTCCTGACTGATCCACTTCCCTCATGGGGAAACTTATTCAGATACAGAGCGTCAAGATCAGTAGAGACGTTGTCAATACTCGTTAAGTCATGCTCGAAATACGGCTCCTTTATAAAGTCATACAATTCTCGCATCTTCGTAACTGGATCTATCGTGAAAGCCTCATGCTGAAGAATGTAGACTCGATCAGACCCCCGGCTCATCAGATCTTGGAGACCGACGACGCTCTGCCCGATCCGACCCTCCGGGGACATCATCTTATCCGCGCGATCTAAGACCGTCTTCTCTAAGGGACTACTGGCAGAATCGAATATCGGGTTAGCCCGATGGTGTTTCTCGACAGACGCAAATACGTTTCTCAATTCGCGGACGCAGACAATAATCTTAGCCTCTGGGAAGATCTGATGCAGTAGCAACGCATGGAACGTCCAGCCGCGAGACTTATCGAAGACGACACCCGACTTGTGAGAATACCACTCCTCCAACATCTTCCTTGTCATATTCGTCAGACGTTCAGTGACCCCAACTGAGTCGTCGGCAAGCCACGCTTGAATCTCAGGGGTATTGCTGCACTGATGCACGAATGTACTGAGTAGTTCAGTGATCGGACTCGTAGAACTGGCATAGAACTCTGGATTCTGATTGAGTATGTTGCACAGCAAAGTAGATCCACTGCGCGGCACACCCGTTATGACATTAAAGGATTTCACGTCAGACCACGCTGTTATCAGTTACTACGCCGAGAGCAGCGAGTTGAGTAAGTAAAGAAGCCAGCGCAGCGTTACCGCCGCGAGACCCCACGACAGAGGGTTGGTTGAATGGCCCCATCGTAACGCCGTTCGAGCGAATGTTGATGTCAGTGCCAATCATGAATATATCACCGTCCTGCACGACTGTCGGCGCGCCCGTAGTTCCTTTGAGTCGCAGTCCTGAGTTGCCGACCTGCAGCGTATCGTCCTCAGCATTAGTGCCGGGGCCAAACTGGGTTGAATTTGCACCGCTGGCTACAATCGTCCCGGTTGTAGAATCTCCATGGGCGAACGCTCCTGAACCAGAAGCTGTGATGTCATTAGTCACGGCGCGTCCCTGTGCAAATCCGCCCACTCCGCTGACAGTTATGCTGGCCCCTATACTGGCAAACCCTTGCGCGAAACCTCCATCTGCTAGGC